CTGATCCTGGACAGCGCAACCGCCATACCGGGGACCGCGACGGTGAAATCCTGGAATACGCGCAACAAGACGGTCGTGACGCAGACGGCCGGGTTGGGCCAGGGACTTAGCACTACGCTGATCCGGCCCAATCTGACCAGCCAGCAGGCGATGAATTTTGCCAGCCGTCACCTGGCGGGCCTGGCGCAGCATGGCACGATCATGGTGGCCAGGATGCCGGGCGAGCTGGCGCTGGTGCCTGGTTCGACGATCAGCTTGAGCCAGACTGAGTCGGCTTTCGACCAGACCTATATGGTCGATACGATCCGGCGGTCGATCGATGCAGGGCGCGGTTTTACGCAGATCGTTCGTGCCCACGCGGTGAATTGAGGCAGAGCGGTGGATCAGTTCTGGAATGCCGTAAAGGCGCACGCCGGCGGGCTGGATGGGTTGGCAGGCGTCGTGCGGTTCGGGCTGGTATCGAGTTTCGACCCCACCGCCTATGCGGCGCGCGTGCTGATGCAGCCGGAGAATGTGCTGAGCGGGTGGCTGCCGATCCTCTCGGCCTGGGTTGGCGCCGGCTGGGGGCTCGCGGCGCCGTTGACGCCGGGCAGCCAGGTGCTGGTTGTGGCGCAGGAAGGCAGTTCCGAACAGGGTGTTATCGTGGGTTGCGTGTGGTCGGCGGTCGATGCGGCGCCAGGCGCGCCAGCCGGTGAGCTATGGATGCAGCATCAGACGGGAAGTTGCGTGAAACTGTTGAACGACGGCACGATAACGCTGCAGGCCGCGACCGTGAATGTGATCGGAAATCTTATCGTCAGCGGCGATATCTCCGACCGCGGTGGCGCGCATGGCACGCTGGCGGCGCTGCGCAACGCGTATGACGAGCATACGCATACCGATCCGCAAGGCGGCAGCACCGGATCGCCTTCGGTGACCGTCTGATGGCTGATCTGGCTCTTACCTTCGGCGGTGATTTGTCGGTCAGCCCGACCGGCGACATCGCGCTTTCTGACGGCACAACATTGACCCAGCAGCGGGTGCTGCGGCGGTTGCTGACGAATCACGGCGGCTATATATGGCAGCTTGGTTATGGCGCCGGGCTCGCGCAATTTGTCGGGCAGCCGGCGGCGCCGGCGGCCATTCAGGCGATCGTGCGCGGGCAAATTCTCAAGGAGGCCGCAATTGCTAACAATCCGGCGCCGGTCGTCACCGCCCTCGGTGCGGATGACGGCACGGTCACCCTGACCATCACCTACACCGACGCCTACACCCAGCAGAGCAGCATCCTGACCTTTCCGGTATCGCCATAAATGCAACTTTCCCTGCAAAACTTTACGACGCTGGTCGAGAACATGGCCGCCGCCGTGCAAGGTGCCGCCGCCAGCCTGCTCGACCTCACCGTCGGGTCGGTGCTGCGGGCGATTCTCGAGGCGAACGCCTCGTTGGCGCTCTGGCTGCAATGGCTCATCGTCCAGGTGCTGGCGACCACGCGGCTGGCGACCAGCACGGGTGCGGATTGCGACAGTTTCGGGGCCGATTTCGGGTTTTATCGCTTGCCCGCGGTCGCGGCGGCCGGGTTCGTGACCTTCTCGCGCTTTTCGCCGAGCATTGCGGCGCTAATTCCGGTCGGCACCGATGTTGCGACAACGGCGAACACCCAGGGTTTCACGGTCACGACAGATATGACAAACCCTGCCTATAGCGCCGCTTGCGGCGGCTATGTTTTGGCCGCCGGCGTCGGCGGCGTCACGGTGCCGGTCGCCGCGAGTGTCGCGGGAAGTGCCGGCAACGTCCAGCCTGGCGCGATATCCGTCCTGTCCTCGGCGGTGGCGGGGGTCGATACCGTGACCAATTCGCTGGCGCTCGCAGGCGGCCAGGACGCGGAGAGCGACGCGGCGTTCCGCACGCGGTTCGGCAGCTACCTCGCCAGCCTCTCGAAGGCGACGGATGTCGCGATCGGCGCCGCGATCACCTCGATCCAGCAAGGCCTGACCTACGTCATCAGCGAGAACATCGACCAGACCGGCGCCACCCAGATGGGTCATTTCGTCGTCACCGTCGATGACGGGTCCGGCGCGCCGCCAGCCTCGCTATTGTCCACAGTGCAGGGTGCGGTGGACGCGGTACGCCCGGTCGGCAGTAGCTTTGCGGTGCAGGGGCCGGTCGTCTCGCCCGCCGATGTTTCGATGACAATCGCAAATCTTGAAGGCGTCTCGCATCAACTGATGGTTGCCGCGGTCGCGAGGGCGATCGAAACCTATATCGCGAGCCTGAGCGTCGGCGCGACGCTTAATTATACTCGCCTCGCGCAACTGGCATACTCCGCCTCAGGTTCGATTACGAATGTCAGCGCGGTTCTATTGAACGGCGGCACCGCAGATTTGGTACCGCCGCTGTTTGGCGTCATTAGAACCGGGATAGTAACAGTTTCCTGAACGACTGAGCAAAGCAAGAAAGCGCTTCTTTTTTGAAAAAAAGAAGCAAAAAACTTTTGTTTAATGCGGGCGTTGGCATCGACCGGGCTAACGCACTAACGAACGGACATCTGCTAAATTGGGCTTGGGCGGTTAAACCAACATGGATATAGTCCGAAAGTTTTTTGCTTCTTTTTTTCAAAAAAGAAGTGCTTTTTTTAACCGCGCTCAAGCATGATCGGCGACAACAACGATATGCTGGGCCGCCTGAAATCGGTCCTGCCAGCGCGTTGGTTTGGCGATGCCACGCCGATCCTGGACGCGCTGCTCAGCGGCCTGGCGGCGGCATGGAGCGGTTTGTACGGTCTGTTGACCTACGCGCGGTCGCAAACGCGCATTGCGAGCGCCTCGGGAATTTTTCTCGATATTGCGTCGGCCGACTATTTTGGCACAGCCCTGCCGCGCGGCCCTGGCGAGAGCGACGCCGCCTTCAGCTTGCGGATCCGCGCCAATCTCATCGCGCCGCGGGCGACGCGCGCCGCGCTGGTCACCGCGCTGACAAATCTGACAGGCCGCGCACCGCAGATTTTCGAGCCGCTCAATGCGGCGGATACGGGCGGCTATGGCGCGGGAACGCTCGGCTACGGCGTTGCGGGCGGGTACGGGTGCAAGCTGCTGCCGTACCAGTTTTTCGTTACTGGCTATCGCCCGAACGCGACGCCTGTCAGTAATGCCGGCGGTTATAATGATGGCCCCGGCGGCTATGGCGCGGCGCCGATGGTCTATGCCGATCTGGCGGCCATTCCGGGCATGGTGAGTGACGCGGACATCTACGCCGCGGCTGCCGGCGTGCTGCCGACCGCCAGCATCGCTTGGATGAATCTTTCTAACTGAGGATCACGCATGGATCGCAACATCGTCTATCCCGGCAGCATTCCGCTGGATACCGACATCCTCAACCTGAACCGCAACGCGATGACCGCGATCAGCGCGCTGACGGCCTCGGTGCTCGGCAGCAACGTAGTGGTCGACGGCCTGGCCTGCACCGCGACCGCGCCGGCCTCGCTGACCGTGAATGTGGGGCCCGGCAGCATTACGCAGTTCACCGCGCTCGATGCGAACCCCTACGGTTCGCTCGGCGCCGACACGACCGACCAGATCGTAAAGACCGGGATCAACCTGGAAGCCTCCAGTTTCACGCTGACGCCGCCGGGGACCTCCGGCCAATCGATCAACTACCTGATTGAAGCGGCGTTTTCCGAAACCGATACGGATGCGGTGGTGCTGCCTTATGTCAACGCCGCCAACCCTTCGCAGCCATATTCCGGGCCGAGCAATTCCGGCACCGCGCAGACCACGCAGCGCATTCAACGCGTGCAACTGCAGCTCAAGCCGGGTGCGGCCGCTTCGTCCGGCGCCCAAGCGACCCCTGCGGTCGATACGGGCTGGGTCGGGCTCTACGTCATCACGGTCAATTACGGCCAGAGCGCGGTGCATAACGGAGCGATCAACATCGCGCCCGGCGCGCCTTTCGTCAGCTACAAGTTGCCGCTGCTGCGGCCGGGCTTCTCTTCGGTCCAGGTCTTCAACAATAACGGCTCATTCATTGTGCCGAATGGGGTGAGCGCGGTGCGCGTTACCGTCATCGGTGGCGGCGGCGCCGGCGGCTATCACAGCAGCTTGCCGGGCGGGGGTGGTGGCGCCGGCGGCATGGCGATCGGCATCGTCACGAACCTCACCCCGGGGCAGGAGATCGCGGTGACGGTTGGGGCCAGCGGCGCCGGGACGCCGACGCCGGCGTTCGGAAACGATGGCGGCACGTCGAGCTTCGGCGACTATCTGTCCGCCAGCGGCGGGTCCGGCGGCGGCGGCGGCACCTCGGCGGCGTTCTCGATGCCGGGCGGGGCGGGCGGCATCGGCTTCGGCGGCAATTATAATTTCGGCGGGTCGATGGGCACCGACTCGATCGCCGTCGCCTGCCGGGGCGGGGACGGTGGTGGGCCGGGCGCCGGCAAGGGGAGCAGCGGCCCGCAGAACGGATATACGGCGAACGGCTATGGCGGCGGCGGCGGCGGCGGCGGCTGCAGCACCGGCGGCAATCCACAAGGCTATGGCGGCGGCGCCGGGTCGGTCGGCATCGTCTTCGTGGAATACTGAGAGGCCGTAGCCATGAGCACACCCGCAAGCCATATCTGGCGGCCGTCGAATGCGCGCTACGTGCAGATCGATGGTTTTGTGCCCACACCGCGCGGTCCGCAAATCCCGCCCGCGACCCCGCTGGCCTGGCCGGCCAAGGACCCCAGCGATACGCTGGACTATGTCTTCGACATCTCGCCGGCGCTCACTGCCAATCCCGGTGATACGATTGCAACGCTCGACGTGCTGATCAGCCCCGACAACCCCGGGGATCTTACGCTTGCCTCATCGACCGCCGATGGCGCCTGGGCTGTGCTGTGGCTGACCGCGGGGCAGCCGCAAACGACCTATACGGTGACTGTGACGATCACCACCACCGGCGGCCGTACCCTCGCGCGCAGCATCTCGCTCCCTGTGGTATCGCTGGCTTCGGTGCCCGCGCCGGTTTCGGCGCTGACGACGCCGGCCGGGCAGGCGCTGACGGACCCGACCGGAACGCCGATCACGACGATCTAAACGTAAGAAGAAGCAAGCGCTTCTTTTTTGAAAAAAAGAAGCAAAAAACTTTCATTTACTGCCGGCTGTGGCACCGAGCGCGTCGCCGCCCCCAGGAGCGAAAGTTTTTTGCTTCTTTTTTTTTCAAAAAAGAAGCGCTTTCTTCCTGTTTTTTCTAACTCTTCTGGGGACGATCGCATGCCGACAATCGGACAATTGCCGTTGGCCAATTCGGTCGCGGACACCGATCTGGTGCCGATTTTCCAGAATGACCAGACCCTCGGTGCGACCCGCGCGCAGATACTGGCGGGCGTGCAGGCGGCGCTCAGCCTGCCGCAGAACACGCTGCTGGGCGGCGCCAGTCCAGGGACCGCGCCGCCGGTTGCCATCACCATCGGCGCCAATCTCGCCCTGACAGGCACCACCCTGGCGGCGGCAGCGGCGCCGTTCGAGATACCATCGTTGCCGGGCGGCAACACGCCGGGGTCGTCGGACATCGTGCCGATCGGGCAGGGCGGCGCCAATGCGGGTGTTAGCTACACCAACTTCCTGTCAGGAATGGGCGGCGTTGCCGGGCTGCCGGGCGGCGCGCTGACCGCCAAGGCGACAGTGGCCACGACGACCCGAACGCTCGCGGCGCTGGCGATGAACGCCGTCTCGATCGAGGATTTCGGCGCCGCGGGGGATGGCGTCACCGATGACAGCGGCGCGTTGTTGGCGGCCATCGCCAGCGGAAATCCGGTCCGGCTCGGTGCCAAGACGTACGCCATCATAGGGGAATGCGACGTCACCGCCGCCAGCTGCACCCTGCTCGGCGTGCCGGGGGTCACGATCATGCAGCGCCTGAACCAGTCGAACTCCGGCACGTCGTCGCCGGCTGCCTGGCTCAGCTTTTCGTCAGCGACTCTGTTCATCGACGGCATCATATTTGACGCCAACAACACGATCACCAAGAATACGTGTGGCGTCGCGGTGCAGGCCAGCTGCACCAAGTCGATCGTCACCCGCAGCGTTTTCCGCAACGCCAGCGGGTCCGGCAACGGCTCCGGGCTCACCTATCTGCCGAGCGATCCGGCGATCACCCAGCACCATATCGACGGCTGCGAGTTCTATAACAACGCGGCGAACGGCATCACCGTGTTTGCGACGGAGGCGCTCAGCATCACCAATTGCCGGGCCCACGACAATGGCGGCGATGGCATTCATGCCGACAGCCAAGACCCGACCTTCACGCTGAAACTTCGCAACCTGCACATCGTCGGCAACACCTGCTGGAACAATGGCTGCGGCATCATCGTCGGCAATTTCAACGAGACAAACAAGGGCAACAACGTCGTCTACGGCAACGCCAATCCGGACGTGCTGGGTGCGCTGATCGCCGCCAACAACTGTTATTCCAACCGCAATTACGGCATCTATATCTCCGGCCGTAACATTCTGGTCAGCGGCAATCTCTGCGCCAATAACAGCACGGTCTATACCAGCGGCGCCGGGATTCTTTGCGATACGGGTTATTGCAAAGTC